AAATTAAGTTTAAACGTTGGACAAAGCAAAAACACGGTAAAACAACCAACTATCAATAGAAACATACTACTGATCTAACACCTGGCGAGCACCAAAGTCAGTTACGAATAGAAGAAGGCTGAACTCTTACTCTTATTTAAAGAGCAGTGCTGCACAGCAAACAGGAATATTTCCTGTCCCACTTAGATCACCTTTTCAGGATGTGGAGTTTTAATTCTTCTACCGTCTATCACCAATGGCTGCAAGAGACCAAACCTTCGACAAGAACAGAGCCTGCTTATGCAGGTTGCTCTGTCCCGGGTAAGGCCCCCTTTCGGGCGCACCAAACAGTAGCATGTTATAGCCGAAAAGGTCTTCACCTCATATCGACTATTTTTGTACAAAAGACAAGGGACCAGCCCTCGACGCACAGGGAGACTTGCTCCAATACACATAAAACATAAAACACAGAACACATATTTTCTTTTTCGAAGGAAGCTATTAGGCCGAGCCCTAGTTTACATACTTCCAGTTTTTCTTATCGTACAACTAATACGACCTGTGTTATCTTTTATAAATAAATATTACTCATTTAACGTCCGGTATGACGAGGGATTAAAGTTTCCCCAAACTTTCTCTTAATAAAGAGCAACGCTTTCTTGTAAACAAGAAAGCTCCGAAATGAAATCCGAAAAATTCACTTCCAGCCACTCATCAGGTATCCTTCTGCTACGAAGTTGTTGTTGAAAAAGCAGAAGGGCTTCTTCTCCATGATGACACATGAAATTCTGAGTGACAAGAACTCGACATCGTAAATCCTCCAAATCATTACTACAATTCTTCGGGCAATATTTCAACTCTTTATAAATTTCTTTCTTAGGCATAGGAGCCAAAACGACTCCCTCAAAACAAACGAAATTAGATTTTAAAAAAACAGCTTCTTTCGGAGACACGTATTCCCGCACTCCACAACTTTTATCCAATGAATCTTTAACTGAAAAACCGAGAATACTCAAAACTTCAGAGATACTTAATCCATTATACCACGTAATAATGCGAGGTGAAACAGTCAACAAAACGTCGTCGCCATAAGTCAGGCAGCGAACTGAATCCCACCAATAAGATGAATCCATTTTAATTCCATTCGACCTCTGCAAAGAAAAAAAAGCTATTAAATTAGCTCCCAAATTACCGATGCTATTCAAAACATCGGTAAATGGATTTCCAGATTTATTCCCTTGAAAAGAGAAAAAGACACAATCCTGAACGATATGGATTGTGTGCATTATCATGCGAATTAATACATGACGCGCCTTCCGATGTGTTGAAGGCGCATTTTTATAAAAATGATCTGTGA